CAGGGCAATCGCATTTCAAAAGAGCGCCAGCAGGGTTGCAAGGTAGCCATCGTCCCAGCCGGCTCGCTTGAGCTTGCCGCGCAAGGAGCCTTTGGTTGCGTCTTTTTGCATGACGTTCAACGCCATGTGGCGCAGAACGGCCAGATTATGTGGGCCGTTGCCCAGGCGGGTTCTGTCCTGGTCTTCGTTCATCACGACATCGAGCCGCCAATGCAGCCGGTTCTCGATACCCCAATGGGAGCGGACAACTTCGTTGAGGCGTTCGGCTGATAAGGCCGCACTGAGTAGGTAATAAGCGGTTTCGGTCGTGGTCGTGGCCAGCGTTTCACGGATGCGGACCACTTTGCCGATGGCGGTCAGGCCGGGCCATTGATGGTCTTTCTGCAACCAGTCGATATCGGTCGAAACCGTCGCCGTGCGTGTCTCGATGCGGCCGTGATCGGCCTCGACATCCGGCTTGGCCGTGATGGTCTTGCTTGCGGGATCGTCGAGATAAGTGCGGACATCATCGTGGAGCGTGCTCTGATTGCCCTTCAGAGCCAGCGCATAGTCGCCACCCTGATCGACGATCTGCTGAGCGATCGCACGCTGGCAGTTCAGCGCGTCGGCGGTCACGATCGCGCCCTTCAACGACAGCATCTTCAGCAACGTCGGCACGGCGGTGATCTCGTTGGACTTGGCGTCCGTGGCGATCTGCGCCAGCACCATGCGTTGCTCGCAGCCCCAGGCGCTGACCATGTGCAGGGGCGACTTGCCGTTGGCGCGATCGAACGATCGGCGCAGCACTTTGCCATCTATCGCCACCACACCCTGACATTGTTCGGAGAAACTCTCCATGAAACGCTGAAAAGCCGCCTGAAACTGCGTCGGATCAAGCTGGCGGAATAGCCGGCTGAACGTATCGTGGCTGGGCACGCCATTCTCCAGCTTGAGAAAGCCGCGCAGGAAGGACTCTTTTGCCTTCGCAAACAGCGCCATGTCGACCGCGCCCTGACCACCGCACAGGACCGCGCACAGGCCGATCACTAGAAGCTCATGGAAGTCATGCAGCCCGGCATTGCCGGTTCGCGGGTCTTCCAGACCCTCCCAGCACGCAGAAAACTGTTCCAAGACATCCTCCCAGGGCGTGTTCCCAACGCCATCTGGTAGAATCCATCACCTTCCCCCGGCGCAAGCTCTCATGTGCACATCAACAGAATTCCAAATGCGATTCCCCTGGGGGAGCTTGTGATCCGGCGCCCCGACTATTTTTGGGACAAGGGATCGTCGCCGGCCTCAGAAGAAAGAAGGGAGCGTGAGCGTATCGAGCGCGAAGCGGAAGCCGGTCTGCGGCCGTGGCCAGATGGCGGATGATCCTGAAAAGCCGCGCCGCACCGCACCGTCAAACCAGCCGTCACATTGCCGAGAATTTTCGCCAAATTGTAACGGCGTCTGCCTTTCTGGTATCGTTGCGCAGCCGCGATCGGCCCTCCGTTTGTCGCGGTTAGGGCCGCCTTGAGAAATCAGCCCCTTCGGGCGGTCCGCTCAATTCAGTCGCAGGGGCAGGAAAATGTTCACCGTGAAGTGGATGTCGCACGGCAAAACCGAGCCGGTCGAGGTCGAAAATAGCATTCTCACAGACTTAGAGAGGGTGGTTTCTTCAGCCCAAGCGGGACTCGAAGGAATGAGGCTACGGCACATTGCGGCGCCGCCGGACGGCTTCATTGTTGTCGATAACGATGGCAAGGAAGTGCGCCGCTGGTTTGATTCAAAGCGTTCCAAAGCCTAGCGACATGGAACAGGGAATTTCGACCCTAGAACGGGGCTGCGAAAGGGGCCGCAATTGGTTAACGGCGGCCTCGGGAAAGCTGTTGGCGCTTAATCCGTCGACAATCTTTATCCCATACATTCCGGCCGCCCAATGAAAGGCGTCATGCTGACGACAAGGGCTTCGGAGACATCATGACCGATCGAATCAAGGCGTTTCTAGCCAACGAGTCCGGCGCGACCGCCATCGAATACGCTCTGATCGCCTCGCTGATCGCCGTTGCGATCATCGGCACCGTCACCACCCTTGGGGGCAAGGTGAAGACCGTGTTCAACGAAGTGGCCAATAATTTGAAGTGAGCTTCGCGCCGCTCGGCATCGTGGGGTAGCTCGCCGCGACTTCTTGACTCCTGTCTTTGTCCGTGAGAACAAATAGGGAACAAGATGGCGGAGCCCGGCGATGGTCTACCACAAACTGCCCGACAAGATCGCCAATCCCGGCCCGTTGCTCGGCTCCCTGCGGGCGTGTCGGCGGGCGATGATTGAGGCGTCAACGCACGTCAAGCCTATGGGGACAATGTATCACGGCCTAAGCATGGTCATAACCGCGATCGACGCCCTCGCGGCGCTCTTGATCGGCAGGGAAACCTACTTTTGGGACAAGGGAAGCTCGCCAGCTTCGGAAGGCATAAGGGAACGCGACCGTATCGAACGCGAGGCCGAAGCCGGTTTGCGGCCGTGGCCGGATTGATCGTGTGCGGCTATGATGTCAGCCCGCAGACGATTTCCCGGTTACGACCGTGAGACGCGGCGAAATGCACGGGAGAGTGCGCTTTGTTGGGGCACAGAGAGGTGGCGGCAATCGCAGACGCCATCAGTCAGCTTCTTCAATGGGTGGACCGCGCGGCAGCAATCGGCGGCCGGGCTCACGCGCTGAATGTCATCAGGCAAATGCACAACGAAATTAGCATCCTGACCGAAACGAAAACGCCTCGTGGCGAGCCTCGCTTTAGTTTAGAGTTTGTGGGGCCGCCGCTTGCTGGTTTCGAATGCGCTTTTGAAGTCGACGATGACGCCTTTCAGTTTTCTTTTCTGGGAAGTCTGCGATATGAGGGGTTCTCGCTGCATGGTTCCATTCCTGTAGCAGGAGCCGCTCTCCACGTTCAGGCGGACGCGGGCTTTCGCTCCGCTGGATTCTTTAAAGCATGGCTTGCAAGACAAAGCGGGCTGCGGGCCGGGGTTACTTGGCGCGCCCGGATGCTACGTGACGTCTTCGTGCGGGCAGGCGCTGTCGACCCGACCAGAATGCTTGGACGTTAACGAGCCTACTTCGCCGGGGATTTGCGCGGCGCCGGCCAGGCCAATAATCACGCCAGCGCCTAGGCCGCCGCCTTTGCCGGTTCGCGCCTGATTCGCGTTCTACGGGCGGCCTCTGGACGATGGCGGGGAGCCTCTCGCATGGCTGCATAGCGATCTTGGCCTGCGCGGGCCGAGGCGCTTAATCTGGTATAAGTCATCGAAAAACGCTCCCAAATGTTGATGGTTTGTTCTACACATGAGTCGCATAATTGTCAAGGGACTCCGGGCATCTCTTTTCCGTAAATGTCCCGCTTTCCCGTCATCTGCGGGCGACGCATATCACAAAGGCATTGGACGTAGCCTTGGCTACAATCAATGTTTTCCAAATGTCAATGAAACCGGGCGACTCCGGGGTTTTCCATTCTTTAGATTGATCTGCGTCCTAAGCCGTTGGTTTAATTGATGATTAATTAGTCAGCATGGCTTACCAAATATCCAATTATTAGGTCAGTATGGCTGTCCCATCAATAATTCGATAGGATTAAGTCAATGAACTTGCTATCATAAATCAGGTCCGTATTATTGACCTATTTGAGCGCGGGGGAAACCTAGCCAAGAGAAGTAATTACAGAAAGAAAGAGTAAGTAATCCTCCTTCGATAGAACTCTTTTAAGAACAGAAAGAAGTAGTAGTTAAATGCGCGGGTGGGCCCAGCTGCACGGAAGAGGAATGGTCCGCCGACCGACCGAGCCCGCCGCCAGCCGAGTCGCTCGGCGTCGACCTCCAGCGCGCCCGGCACGACGCCCTGCCACGGGTTTGCCCCGCCAAGGTTCGCCGAGGCCAGCCCACGGCCTCGCTAGGGCCGACATGGGCCGTGCTGCTCGCCTTGGCGGCCCGGCGATTCCATGCCGGGCCGTTGCGCTTGCTTTAGTGCCTTCCGTAATCGGGATAGACCTCGCCCGCGCTGCCGTCATAGCCGCTCGACGAATTCACGGTGCGATTGTCCCGCGTGATGAGAGTCGACACTTCCGAGGCGATAGCCCGGCTATCAAGGGTGTTCGTCACCCTCACGCTTACGTTCGTGACGGGAACGGGAAGGCTCATCAAGGCTCGGCCGTTAGCGGCCTCACGGCCGTAGTCGGCGCCATAGTGCATGGCCGGCGCGAGCGGATTGAACGGCGACGCGGCGCTGATGATCTTGTCGATATGGAACGGCGAGGCCGGGCCGCCAGTTATGCCGAGCCTTTCGTCGAGGAATGCAAAGAACGCATTGATCGTGTCGACGAACTTCGTTAGCCCGCCGCTTATGGCGCCCCAATTTATGACCGCCAATGCGCCAAGGGCCACGGCGAGAGCGGCAATCAAGCCGGGGATGCCAGCGGCGGCGCCGACAGCAACAACTCCCATCGCGGCTAGCGCGGCGGTTAGCGCGATGGATAACTGGACGATAGCCGCCATCGCGGTTCCGTGGGCGCTGGCGAAGGCCCCCATCGTGGTGAACGCCCCGGTCAAATTCTGCAAAATCGGAATCATTGCAAGGGTTGCTTGGCTCCCCACGGCCATCGTCATCGATCCCCATTGCGCTTGGAACGCTTTCATGACGGCCGTGTAATCGGCCATCTGTTGCGCGCTATCGACTTGCTTGGCGTAGGCTCCGGGGCCGGCCATATCGGCGGCCTCGGTCGGCGACATGGGGCGGCTGCGACGGCCGATCATGGCGTCATAGCCCTGATCGATTCCCATCGCCTGCGACCAAAGCGAAATATCCTTGGCGATCTGATCGCCAAAGCCGGGATCGGTAAACATGGTCAGCATTTTGATCGCGTTACGATTGCGACCAAGCTTGGCGAGCAGGCTGTCGAAAACCTTGGGATCGCCCTTGGCGAGATTCATCAGGGGGCCTTTGATGAACTGCGCCCAAGCATACGGATCGTCGCCATATTGGAGACTGCCGGCAATCGCGCCCGGCGCGGCGTTGATTGTATGGTTCGCGTTGAAGCTCACCTTCGACTTGTCGATCAACCCAGCGTCGGACAGGACGCCGTATTGCTGCTTCGACATAACCGTTGCGCCGGTCAGCAAGTTGCGTAGCGTCATGATCGCGGTTCCGGCGCCCTCGCCGCCAAGATCGGCCGCGAGGACGGACAGCGGGCCGGCCGCAAATTCTGGCGTCGCGTGAATCCACGCCGCGCCGCCGCGCCGGGCGATTTGCTGATAGGTTCCGGCGTCGAGCTTACCGCCAGAGCCGATGATGTCTTGCATCAAGGCGTCCATGAGCTTGTTCGTCAAGGCCGGGTTTGAAGTCGTGATGCCCTTCATTTCCATCGCTCGCCAAAGCTTGAAGCCTTCGCCTTCCGCATCCTTGCCGGTGGCGTTGGAAACCATCGCCTCGACCTTCAGCGCCATCGGCGCTGCGGCGGCGGCTTTGTTTATGTCGCCCAAGACGGAGCGCATTTCATTCGTCACGCGCAGCGCGCCGACCGCGACCGCAGCCGCCGCGCCGCCAACAGCGAGCTTCAGCTTTGTGCCAACGGCGCCGAACGCTTCCTCAAGTTTCTTCGCGCCCATTTGCAGGCCAAGCATGTCCTTGGCAATCAGCGCGAGAACCGGCGAAACGGCGTTCTGCATGGAGATATGGATTGCGATTTCATACGGGTTTGCCACGGTCAGATTTTCCTAATTTCAAATTCAAATGGCGGAACGGGATAGGGCTGCGGCGGCCGAAAAACGGTTTTGCGAAGGGGCTCGCCAGTGTCGTCGTCGGGGATTACGGGCATGGGTCGAGAGCCTCCCTTTGGAGTATCTCCAGAACGTCGGCGCGGGCTCTGAGCAACGCTACGGCATCGTTGCGTGCGTAGGCGGCGATAGCATCGGCGAGCGCGGCGACAAAGGCGGGCGAGGGGATGGTGTTAGGGTCGATTGGATTCATTGAAATGGTTCCTGCGAAAATGCGGCGGGCGAGCGCGCCCGTCTGACGAATTCATTGAAAAGCGGCGGCGCGAAATGGCACGCGCCGCCGCAGATGGTGCAACCCCGGTATGAATCGGTCTGCACCACGTTGCCGACACTGAGAACGGGACACGGAGCCGTTTTCGTCGGGAGGAGGAACCTTCCCGACGCCGTTCAAGTTGGCAATTTGGAAATGGAAATCAGTAGCGGCCCGGCCGCGCCGGAGAAGCCCATACCGGGCCGCCTGATCTACTCTCGCCGCCCCGCGCATGATGGCGCGGCGAGAGGATTCTTTATGCCGGGATCGTCAAGCGCATCGGCGAGGGCTTCGGCGCGAGCAACAGCGCTGCTTCCTCGGCCACAAGCTCGGCGATGTGAGCGGCGGTGATAGGGGGCGATTGGTCGACGGCCACGATAAAGCCTCCCACGCGGCAAAGCGGTTCCACGGCTTCAGGAATCACCCAAAAGCTCCCGTCCTCATGACGTGAAAACTTCATCTCGCCGTGGTTGCATTCGTCTGTGCCCGGCGGGCCGAACATCTTTACCATCGTCATGCTGACACCCCTGCTCTCACGCAACCGTGCGGCCCCAAAAGCCTTGCCGAAAGTTCGCGAACGCGCTCTCGGATTTCGCTCAACATGGCCTTGGCCACGCGCTTTTCGGGACCGTCAGGCATTTCGCGAAACGCCTCGCCGATTTCAGCCACAACGTCACTCAACAATCGCCGCGCGGTAGACGCGCCAGAGATAGTTTCACCGTATTTGACATGCCGACTCATTGGCGAGTTCCCGGGTTGTAGGGCGGCAAAAACCGCGCCTCCAAGGCCCGCAGCGTTTCGCGCATGAGCGCCAGTTCGGCGAGAAGAATCCGTTGCTCGCCGATGTTCCCCATCTCTTTGGAGCGGCGAAGTAGATCGCCGTATATGTAGCTGACCCCGCGCGTGGGAGCGAAAACACGATCGCTCATCTGTCCGCCTCCACGGCCGCAAGCCGATGCCCCAAGTCATCGAAGCCCGCTACGGCCTTGGCGAGCGCGTCGAACGCCGCTTCTACCCTTTCAAGAGGCGAGAGAGGAGCCGCCACTTTAGCGAGCGGTTCGGCCTTCGGGTCAAGCGCCGCCGCGATCTTGGCTAAAAGATCGTTGGCCTGAGCGAGGAAGGGGTCGGCCGCCGCTGTCTTGCCGAGCGCGCCGCCCGTGCCGAATTTTTCCTGAATCTCCCGGACGTATGCGGCGCTTGGCGCGACGCCATCTAGGCCGAGATAAATGTTGCCTTTGAGTGCCATGATTCGTTGTCCTTTCATGCCGCCAATTTGGCGATGGATGCGTTTCGTTTGGTTATGATCGAGGCCATGTCGGGCTCACGCGCTGGCTCGACGTTCTCGACGGCCGCCGCGTCCAATTTCAGGTTTGAGTCGACCCTCAAGCCGTCAGAAAACGCCCGCCAAGCTAGTCGGCTCTGTGAGGCCGCGTCTAGGTCGGTCGGCGGCATGGCAAATGTCGTCTTCAGTTTGCCGTGCAGGCGCTCAAGGTCGAACGATACGGCCCGGCCCGGTTCCGTTCCGCGAACGTTGTCGAGCGTGGCAAGAACCATTTCGAGGGCCTGATTGAGCTTCATCATCTTCGCAGCGAGCTTGCGATTGTCCGCGTCGAATTCAGAAATCAGCGAATCGCAGCTTTCCGCAATAATCGCCGCTATGGCGATGTCGACAGGCGCGGCGAGGCGATGAATCTCTTGCGAAACTGCGGCATGGTCGGCCAAGATGGCGGTCTGAGCGGTCGTCGAGGCATTGGCGGATGCGCGTGCTTCAGCAAGAGCCCGGTCGAGCCTGGCGCGCCTGGCGGCATCCGGCCTAGGCGCGCGGCCTTCGCCGCCAGCTTTGGCCCATCTGGCAATCGATTCACGCTCGGTCGCGTCGAGTTTTTGAAGCTCGCCCTCGAATGGCGCGGCCTCGCCTCGTTTGGACTCGAGCGCCATCGCGGCGGCATGAAGGCCCTCGGCCTTTGCGACCAAGGCGGCGCGGGCCTCGATCAATTCAGCGAGTTGGCGGCGCGCTTCAGACACCGGCGGCTTGGCTTTGGCCTCGATAACGGGCGTCTTGATTTTGGATTTGGATACAATTCTAGGGAATTTCACTTCATTTCACCTTTTGGATTTTGAGCGACGGGCTGGACTGTCCAGCCGCGCCGTTTTGAGATTTATCGGACGATTTCGACGTTACCGGCCGCAGCAAGAACCGCTGCAGCATGTTCGACGGAGCCGATGGCGTAGGAAGTTTCCGGGCCATTGGCCGCGTGAATCGAGCCCTGATTGTGAGGGCCGGCATTGGTGACGGAGCCTTTGGAGTCGACCATCGCGGGATGAATCGGCGCGGCGCTATTGTCGATGTAGACGGGCGAGGGGGCAGGATTTTCAATTGACATTGGTTCTCGTTCTCTCTTGTTGCCGCGCATGGCGGCGGGTGAAACATGCAATGGCGGATTTCGCCGTTGCATGAATTGGATTGGCCCCGTTTTTAGAGGCGAAAAAATTTGCGCGGGGCATGGCCCCTTTGATTTTTTGAAAAATCCAGACCGGGGGCGGCGCTGGCCCCGGCGCGGGCCGCTTCGCAAATCGTCCTGCCTCGTCCTTTCCGATCGCCAGCGACAGGGCGGCGAGCATCATCGTCGAGGGCGGATTGACGGGCTCGATAAGGGCCTCACACACGGCAGGCAATCGTCGCGGCCGTAGGTGTAGCGGACGCCTCGCAACTGCCGCCCACGGCCTCGCTAGGGCCGACGTGCTGGCCTCCGTGAGCAACCAGTGCTCGACGCTCGACGTCGAGGCCATGTCAGCCGGTTCATGAGGGCCAAGCAAGTCAATGCGCGCTCGCATGGCGAACGGTTTCAGAGGGTCGAGCAACGATTTCAGAGGGGTGTTCGCCACCCTATCGGCTACCCCGAAAGCCGCCGCGGTATAGAAAAGCCAGCAAAACCGGGCGATTGCGGGCCTCGCTTCTCTAGTAGATTAGAATGGCGCAACTTGTGGTCCACGGAACACAAGTTGTGGCAAAGTCCGTTCCACTGCCCGGACTTAAATGGTGGTCCACGGCGCACCATTAGCGAGCGTGCGATTTAGTATCACATGCTCTAATCCGCTTGCGACCATGCTTTTCTAGGCGTTGCGAACGAGCCAGCCGTGCGGGCCGAGCGTCTGGACAACGCATGGACAACAATCGAGCCGCTTTCGGCCGCCCTTGGCGGACAACTTACGCGGCCTTCGACGCCAATTTGGCCGCTGCTCGACGCGCCCGCATAAGGTCGCGCTGATAGGTCTTTCGATCGGTGCGAACCGGCTCGGCCGGGGTGCTAACAGGCGTCGGCCTGTTAGCAGGCGTCGGGGTGCTAACAGGGCGCTTGTTAGCAGGCGGGGTGCTAACAGGCTTCACGCCAAGCGCGGCCTCAGCGGCGGCAAGCGCGGCCCTCGCCGTGGCGGCCTTGGGCTTGGCGGGGCCAGCATCGACAAAGCGGATCATGGTGCGGCTTTGGCCTTGATATGCGCAATCGTCTTCAGCGCGCGGCCCTCGATCGTCTTCATCGGTGGCGCCGTGCCATTATCGGGCAACGAAACTGTGACAAAATTAACGGTGCCGTTGTTCTGCAGCGCCTCGCCATCGCGCCCTTCGTGCTGGATTAGCTGGCTTTCGCGCCAACGGCCGCGCGTCTTGAGCATGAAAATGTTCGCGACGGTGCTTGGCATTCCGCCTTTCGGGTCCAGAGCCCGGCGCGTCAGGCTGGCGGCCAGCTTGGCGATGAGCCGTGGCGTTCCGACCAGTATCTCGTTTTTGTAATGTTTGCTAAGGGTTCGGACGTTAATTCCAAGCTCTGCGGCAATGGCCGGCTGTTCAATTCCGAAGCCGGTTAGGGCCAAAACCATCCCGCGCGATCTTTCGGTCGGGACGTGAGGGGCTGTCATGGTGGATTTTCTCTTTTCTGGTTGGGTAGTGTGTCTGTCGAGGAATCGGGCTTCGCGGGGCTGGCGAGGGCGAGGAAACGGGCTTTGCGAGCCATGCGCGCAACGGAATGTCCTGTTTGTCACGGGCGAAACAGGCCGTTATCGGGTCGTTTTGCGAGCATATCCGTTGCAGGACGGCGCGCAGGCGTTGCCTTGGCGTTCCCGATGGGGGGCCAAGAGCCATTCCTGTTACCGTGGCGCTCTGGCCTATCTGGCAGTTCGCCCTTACGGGCTCTCTAGCCATCGAGGAGATCTGGCTCGGGCAAAATGTCGTAACGCCGCGTCAGTCAGCTTGGCCTTTGCGCTCGGCCCGGCGCTTGGCTTTGGCGGATTCGCGCTCGATACGCTCGACATCGGCGCCGAGGGCGCGAGCGGCGGCTCGGATTTCGGCTTTGCCTGCGGGCGTCTTCGTGCGGGCGGCATCTGTTGGTCGTGACATTTGGTGTTCTCCTCTATCAGGTGAAAAGTCCCGGCGCCGGCCCGACGGCGGTTAGGTTTGAACTGTCCCGCCGGCGGGACAATCTAACGTTCTCTCATCACGCCGAAGTCGCTGCGCTGACGCCAGCCGAGGCGGACGTGATGATTGGGGCCATATCGGGCTTGCGGGCCGCGCTGGCGGCTTTGGTCGACGCCTCGGCTATGGTTGCTGCTCGGCAAGGTCGAGGCCGTCATGCGCTTGCCTAGGGTAGGATTGCCAATCGAGGCTGCGGGCGAACGATTGATTGCTGGCGGGCTGCTCAAATCCTTCGCTGGCTCGCCTTTGGCCAGCAAAACCAACCCGAACAGAAAACGGCACATTGCGAACAGCACTCAATGAACAGTGGCCGAGCCCGATAAACGGCGGACATAGACGGCCAGACCATAAGGCGTCATCCGTTCCTCGGTTTCGACCGCGCCGAGCGCGACGAGCCTGCCTATGGATCGCCGGATGATTGCCTGCCGGGATAGGACCGATGCCAGTCCGCTAAAGGCTGGACTCGCGGCCACGGCGTCGCCAACTTCGCGCGCGCTGCGCCACGTCGATATATCCAGCGCTTCGACGATTTCGTCGAGCCGCGATTTGATTGTCATGTGTGCTTCCTTCATGGCCTTGGCGGCGGCGCGCTTCTCACGCTTGCGCTCGTTTCGGCGAGATTGATTGATTTCGGCTTGCTGTTTGGGCGTCCGATCGATCGGGCGCAGTTGTCGAATGCCAAACTGGCTTCTCGGCGCCGAGCAGCCTAAGATGCTCGCCGAGTTGCTTTGAACTGCTGAAGCCTACCTCAGCGGAGATCTGGCCGATCCGCGCTTTGACTTCGCCGTCCGATGCGCCGCGACCCCTTAGCAGCCATAGGGCTTCCCGGCGCCTTATGTCGGCCGCTCCGGTAAATGGCAGTTTGTAATTTAGGCGGGCGATTCGTTTCAGCGCGGCGGCCACTTCTGGCGGCGGGCGCTGATTTGGCGGGATGGCGGTGCTAGTTGACACGTCCGGTCCCCTGCCTGCGCAACATCCAATTGCGAAGGTCAGGCGGGTCGACGACTCTCTTGTCATCGATGCGGCGCCAAGGGAGCCGGCCGCTCATCATGGCAAAGTGAATTTCGTCACGCTTCACGCCAGCTATTCCGGCGCAATCTCCAATGCTCAACGCGGGCTTTCCCGCTTGGCACCTGTCTTGAATAATCATTGATGAAAAAAACCTCAGTTGGTTTGTGAAATATTCTCGATAACGTGGGGCCGTTGCCAGTCCCGCAACGGCTCATGCTCGCGCACGATGCTTGCCGCGTCCCCGCGCTCGACGAAATTCGACGCGAGCGCATCGGGGCGTTGACGGCTCCGCTGATTCTGGCGGAATTTTCTGTATGCCGCAGGCGGCAAAAACCTCTGCGGCTTGCTGTTGTCTCTCAATGCACGGTCCTTTCTTTCGACGCCGCATCGCTCACGGCGGCGAGCGCGCTCTTGCGAGTCGTGAACGCGCCGAGCTTGCGGCCAGCCGCGTCGGTGGCGGCGTGCTTGCCAGCGCGCATCGTCACGGCGCCGAGACAAACACGGCCGCTGTAGACCGATACATCGGCCTGCGCGGCCGCCATCAAGCGTCCAATCCGAGCCATGCGCGCAGATCGGCGGGCGTAACGCGCCTGCGCCCGGCCACGGTTTTGAAGCGCAGCCGGCCGCTCCGCATCGCCTCATAGATTTTCGTTCGCGATACGCCAGTCGTGTCGTGAATCTCGTCGATGACGAGCAGCATTCGTTCAAGCATCATGGGTCTGTCCTTTCGGGGTTAGGTTTCATGGGCTTCGCACGCCGATAGGCGCGCGGATGCGAACGGCCGCGCCCAAGGCCAGCCGTAAGCCGATTCAAATTCGATGGTCAGGCGCCGCTACGGTCTGTGGGCCGTGTGCTTAGGCGGCCGTCAGCGTGCGCGCGAACGAATGGCGAGAGAGCAAAAAAAATGGCCCGGATGGCTTTCGGCCTTCAGGGCGCTTCGGCGTTGGTTCTCTCGCCATGCCCCATATAAAGCGATTCCAATCCCGAATAGCAAACCGCCCTCGACGAAACATCGGGGGGTGCCAATTTAGAACACTGGCACGCAATCGGCGTTGAGCTTAGATGATACTAGGGAAAGCGCGCGATCCTTGCGGCGTATGAAAGTGGTAACTTCCATCCCAATCCGGCGACAATGCGCGCGATGCGACGCAACAGCGGTGAACAGCGGAGGGCGCGATTGACGCGCCGGTCAGGAAACCGCTTGGCGGAACCTCTTGGGCGGTGGTTCTCTCGCCACCCCCATATAGTTCGTTTTTTTTCCCGAATAGCAAACCGCCCGCGCTGCGGGTAGTGGGTCCATTTGAAATCAGGAACCGTTGACCGCGCGAACCGTTCTGCCACATGATACCCTCATGCCAAAGCACCCAAAGCGCCCGCGCGATCCCGCACAATTGGCCAAGCTTATTGTGGACATCGCGACAGGTGACGCGCATGATGCCGCCGAATCGGACAAGGGTCCGATGTCAGCTCTTGGGAGAGCGGGCGGCTTACGGGGCGGTCGCGCGCGAGCGGATAAGCTGCCAGAAGAGCGGCGCTCGGAGATCGCACGTCAAGCCGCCGCAGCGCGGTGGCGTAAGGATGACGGCTGAAGTCGCAATCGTAAATAGACATGCCATCGCGCTCGCGGCCGACAGTGCTGTAACTGTCGGCCGCGAGCGCGTTTGGAAGTACGCCAATAAGCTATTCTCCCTCGGTCCTCACAATGACATCGGAGTTATGATCTATAATTCCGCTGATTTCGTAGGCATTCCATGGGAAACAATAGTTAAGGAATTTAGACGCCATTGCGCTGATACTCATTTTATCACGGTAAGCGATGCGGCAGTCCATTTCATTGATTTTATAAAATCGAACAGATTCAAAAATGACAAAGAAGAATTCGAAAGTTTCGCAAGGCTGATCGTGAACATTACCTACGAAATAGAAAGTGCCGTCAAGTTTAAGACATATAAAGAATTCAACACTAATCTGGAAAAATATATAACGGACGCCATGGCTGCTATAACTAAAACTCCTGCAGATTTTTCTTTTGATAGAGGAACTTTTGTTAGTACATTTAAGCAGGCCGTGAAAGGAATCTGTAAAGAGGCTTTCAAGCATAAGCCTAACGAACAACTTAACACCAAGTTATGTGAATATATGTTTGAATGGATTTCTAGGAAAAAAATCTCGGAGTTTTCTTCCGGTATTGTTTTCGCGGGATACGGCCGAGAAGAATTTCTGCCCGCCGTTCTGAGATACGAGGTAGACGGGCGCGCCCTCGCGTGTGTGAGGGTTTGGGAACGGCAGAGCCTAAATTATAATCTGGTCCCCGGGCGCCAGGCAGACACGGGCGGCGCAATCATACCCTTCGCTCAGAGCGATATGCTTCAGCTATTTATGGAGGGAATTTCTGGCAATTATCTTAGATATTTGAGAAAAGCTATACGTGAACTACTAAAGAAAAAATCGGAAGCTATGGTCGACGCTTTCGTATCTGACGTAAAGGCTAGGCCTGCCGAGAAGACAAAACAGGAAGCAGAGAACAAGGTTATAAACGACGAGCTTTTCGCCGAGTTCAGCAAATATCGCAACAAGAGCCTTATTGAGCAAACGCTTAAGACCGTAAACTCTCTTCCAAAAGAGGAAATGGCCGCAATGGCCGAAGCGCTTGTTGAATTGACGGCGCTACGCCGGAAGCTTGGCCCCACTTTGGAATCGGTGGGCGGTCCAGTTGACGTGGCGATTATTTCGAAAGGCGACGGATTTATTTGGATCAAAAGAAAGCACTATTTCAAGGCTGAGACCAATTTGGATTTTTCTATCCGAAAGAATCTCGCGACGAAAGGAGTATCGCCATGAAAGGTCCTAAAGAGATGCCGGAAGATCTAGATGATAGAATCGATGACATTTTGGCGATGATCAGAAGCGGCGGCTCGCATCATGACCTCTTAACCCCCGAGAAAGAAGCTGAGAAATCTGTTTCACGCATTTGGACGGCCGTGAAAAAGAGAGCCGGAGAAAATTCAAATATAGAAAAAATGCTTGACGCTCAGGCATGAAGTGTCTATTTAGGAGGGCATGAACAAGCTCTCCACGTCCGATCGCGCCAAAATCCTTCATATGCTCTGTGAAGGAAATTCGATCCGCGCGATTACGCGCATGCTCAGCGTCGGCAAAAACACCGTCATTCGGTTGATGCTTGACGCTGGCGAGGCCTGCGCCGTCTACCACGACGAGCATGTCCGCAACGTCAAATCGAAGCGCGTCCAGTGCGACGAAATCTGGAGCTTCGTCGCGGCTAAACAGAAAAACGTTGCCGCGATGAAATCCCCGGTCGACGGCGCAGGCGATTGCTGGACTTGGACCGCGCTTTGCGCCGACAGCAAAATGATCCTGTCATACTTCGTCGGCGACCGCTCTGGGCAGTCCGCAATCGCTTTGATGGACGATCTTCGCGGGCGCCTCGCTAACCGCGTCCAACTCACGACCGATGGCCACAAGGCCTACCTAGAAGCCGTTGAAGGCGCGTTCGGTGGCGACGTTGACTATGCGATGCTCGTCAAGATTTATGGAGCCTCGCCAGAGAGCGCCAAGGGCCGCTACAGCCCCGCTGAATGCACTGGCGCGATCAAGACGCCGATTGAAGGGAAGCCAGACAAGGCGCACGTATCAACGTCGTATGTGGAGCGCAGCAATCTGACGATCCGCATGCAAAATCGTCGCTTCACGCGTCTTACAAACGGCTTCTCAAAGAAGCTCGAAAATCATGCTTACTCAGTAGCTCTTTTCAGCTTTTTCTATAATTTCTGCCGCATACACAAAACGCTGCGCGTCACTCCCGCGATGCAGGCCGGCGTTAGTGACAAGCTGTGGGAAGTGTCGGATATTGTGGGGCTTGCCGAGGCGGCTGAAGCGAAGCCCGCAAAACGCGGGGCTTACAAAAAGCGGGGGTGATCATGAGGCGCATCGATATCTTTGTCGTCGCGTGCGCCGCCTCGCTTAGCTTCTCCACCTGCCTGGCGCAGGAGAGCCATTCTGTGGGCACTATGGGAGCGGGGAACGCCTCGTGCGGATCTTGGGGCCAGTGGAGACATGGTGAGGACATCGCATCCATTGCCAAGTTCGGCGCCGTTCAAGGATGGGTCCACGGATATATGAGCGCCATGGCGGCGGAGCACGAGAAAATAAACGCGGCTCTCCACCAAACTGACTCCGCAGGAATTGATGGCTGGATTGATAACTGGTGTAGCGCTCACCCCTTAAGCTCGGTAGCCCAAGCGGCTAACGCTCTCGCCTTCGATCTTTCTCGCTAAATTCAAATGGACCCACTACCGCGCTGCGTCACCGTAGGGGTGCGCCATTAGAACAACGGCCAGCGATCGACGTTGAGCCAAGAAGCTATTAGCGAAAGCGCCTTATCTTTTCGCTTGTAGAATGTCGCAATAGGCAGGCCAATTCGGCTGAGAGCGGGTGAACACCCGCTTGGCAGCGCGTGCCGGGGCGCGCTTGGGGACGGCTACCGGCAGGGCAACGGTGGTTCTCTCGCCACCCCCATATAGTTCGTTTTTTTTCCCGAATAGCAAACCGCCCGCGCTGCGTCACCGTAGGGGTGCAACATTAGAACAACGGCCAGCGATCGACGTTGAGCCTAGAAGCTATTAGCGAAAGCGCCTTATCTTTTCGCTTGTAGAATGTCGCTATTGGCTGGCCAATTCGGCGACAATGGGAACGATGAGAGTGAACAGCGCGCGACACCGGGGCGTGCTTGGGGACCGATACGGCGCGATCCACGGTGCGTGTCCCGACGCCGAATTTCTTGGCGGCCTTTTCTTTGCTTTTGCCGATGTTTTCACGGTCGGCGCCAATGGGCGCCGACTATCGGAGATTGAACGATCCGATCAGCACACGTTCACAGGCTGCCGGCCCAAATAACGTCCATATCTGTCATACACCGGGCGATAAGTCAGACAACCGGAATCGTATCCATAACCATCGCCATAGTAGGCGCCGTAGCCGAGCGCGCCGAGGCCCAAGCCTAGTCCCAAGCCGTAGCCGCCGTAGCCGCCGTATCCACCGCCGCCACGTCCGCCCCCGTGCCAGTTTCCGCCGCCCCCGTGAAAGCCGCCGCCGCCGCCATGAAATCCACCGCCGCCGCCCCCGTGCCATGTTGCGGCCAATCCCGGCGCGCCGGGGGTTAACACGGCTAAGCCGAGCGCCAACGAGGCGATTGAGGCAATAGCCGCATGTCGAAGGGTCGAAACCATTTTGGACTCCTTACTCTGCGTGCTCGGAACCATGCCGAACTCAAGCCGTTAACGACGCCCCCCGTTGGAGGGTTGCAATAACGAGCCCCGATGTAGAGCAACACATCGTGAAGCAGATAGAGGGTTAGCGACATTTCGGCCCTGCGGCCGGTTCGCCCATAAGGCACAACACGCGCCGATCGAGCCCGTAGGCAGCCCCCGTGGCTCGCCTTCTCGACGTGGCCGCGTATTTCGGGAAGCAGCATCAGCACGTGCTTCGTTCGATCGCAAACGCCCATTGCTCCGCCGATTTCCGCCAACACAATTTTGTGTCGGACAGCAATATCAATAGTTTAGGTGACACAATCGTCCGTAGCTTCGATATGACCATAGACGGCTTCACGGCTATCGTGATGGGCTTCACTGGCGCTAAGGCTGGCGAGAAAGTCAGCGCGAGGGCCGGCCAAGCCCCTTACGCAAGCCGCTGGACGGCATTGGCGACTGTGGCCGCTACCGTCATGGCCGGCGAGCGCGGCGGCCTTCCTGAAGGGCGCGGCGGTTTGCATAAAGAGTGATCTTTGGTTCACATGAACCACAAATCGGGCCAGAGAGGGAACATAGCGACTACAAACGGCGCTCATTTGGACGGTGTTTCCGCAAAAATCCCTTATATTCCAATAGAGGAACACTGTTCACACGGGAGGGGTCGCAGGTTCGATCCCTGCATCGCCCACCACCCAGTCCGCACGAGCGACGACGATTCGGCGGTCCCGTAAATCAGTCGACATTACCGTGGGTTACCCGGGCATAGCGCGGTCTGCGGGAGCGATTTCACGCTCTGTGGCGCGTTGGGCCGCCCAAATGGGCCCAAAGTCTCTGCCCGCAAAATTCCGTTTCCTAAAAGGCCGGAAGCGCGCCCCCATTCAATTGATGTGGAGTGAGCGTCGCGGCGAAGATCGCGATTGATCGATGATATGCCGGTCGGGCGGCGGGCGAGGCCTGCAGCTACCCGGCGCGTTTACGCAGGCGGCGCGAGCCCGAGCGCGGTCCATTGCTCGGACCAGACCATCGGCAGATCCATCAGGCGCTTGACGCCAAAACCGCGCGGAAGCCGTCCCTCGATCGCCGCCGCGACAATGGGCGGCGCGACGAAGGCAAGAGACAGCGTCATGCGGATCGAACGCTCGGTCTTGCCCTCGCGGGCGGCGATAGTCGCCGCGGTATGATCGGCGTTGCGCGTCAATTCATCAAGCCAGCGATGGGCGTCGCCAAGCGCTTCGACAAAAACAGCCCGGTCCCTGACTCGCATCGGACGCACCGTGGATGACGGCTCGCCTTCGCCCTGGAAGATTTCGCGCCGCCGGTGGGGCGATGGCAAGGTCCAGGGAATGGTGGCGATGCGATCGCCCTCCCGCGCCGCGGCGTCACAAAGCTGGATCTCGATTCCCGCCTTGCCGATCGTGACGCGATCGATGGCGCTGCGAGCCCGGTCCTCGAAGTTGGATGGGTCTGTCAATGATGAGCTGTTTGCGGCCAGCGTGCTGTTCGAGGACCTGGAGATGGAATGACCGACCGACCCTCTGGATCCATCTACTGCGTGCTCGAGAGGAGGCAATAGACTCTTGACCGCTGCCAGCACCTGCTTCTCGATCTCGGCCGCTGGTACACGTGCGACGGAACCCGCATCCTGCTTGCGACCCTTCAGCACCGCGCGTGAGATGTAATAGCGCCATCGCCGGCCACCCTTCGCCGCATGGCTCGGGCCCATGCGATGGCCGCGATCGTCGAACAGCTTGCCGGCGAGAAAGGAATGAACATCCCGACTTGCAGGTTTCCTCGTCTGCGTCTGGTCGGCAAGCAAGAACTGGACGCGGTTCCAGATGTCTTCATCGACGATTGCCGCATGCTGCCCCTCGTGGATCTGCTCCTTGTGGCGAAGCCGGCCGGCATAGATAGGATTCGAAAGGATGTGGTAGATGTGGCCTCGGCTGATCAATCCCCCGCCCGTCGTCCCTCCCGTCCCAACTGTCCGAATGGGCAAACGAACATTTTCCGCATCGAGGGCGATTTTCAACCGCACGACACTACCGACCTCCAAATAACGTCGAAAGAGATCGCGGACGAAGTCGGCTTGCTCCTCCACGATATGGAGCGCGCGATTCTCGACGCGATAGCCGATCGGAACGGCGCCTCCCATCCAGATGCCCTTCTTCTTCGATGCGGCGACCTTGTCGCGAATACGCTCCCCGGTTATCTCGCGCTCGAACTGAGCGAAGGACAGCAGCATATTCAGCGTGAGGCGTCCCATGCTCGTGGTGGTGTTGAAGGACTGGGTTACCGATATAAAGGAGACTTCATGCTCGTCGAACAGTTCGACCAGCTTGGCGAAGTCCGCTAGCGACCTCGTCAACCGGTCGACCTTGTAGACGACGATGACGTCGATCCTTCGCGCCCTCACATCATTCAGAAGCTTCTTCAGCGCTGGCCGCTCCATGGAGCCGCCTGAGAAGCCGCCATCGTCGTAACGATCCCGGATCAGCTTCCAGCCCTCGTGCGCCTGACTCTTGACATAGGCCTCCGAAGCCTCTCGCTGGTTGTCCAGCGAGTTGAACTCTTGCTCCAGGCCGTATTCCGTCGAGACGCGGGTATAGATGGCGCAGCGGCGGAGCTCGGTCTTGCGGTCCTGTCGTTTCATGACGCCGCCACACCCGCATCATGATTCCGGTTCTCGTCGGAGGAGCGGCTCCCTTTAGCTGCAACGCCTTGACCCTTCCCCGGCCGCAATCCGAAGAAGCGATGACCGTTCCAACTGGTGCCGGTCATCGCTTTGGCAATTTGCGAGAGGCTGCGATAGGTCGCCCCGTTCCAGGCGAAGCCTTTTTCAAGGATCATCACTCGCTCCCGCCTGCCGTTCCATTCACGAACGAGTAGCGAACCTGGCTTAAGGCCGACCCCGGCGCGGGTCGTCGGCCCTCGGATCTCGAACGGGCGGCAGTCGGAGGCCCCGTCGCCTTCGCCTTTGGGTAGGCGAAGGGTCCGTAGCGTCGCCTTGTCGAGATCGCCGAGCGCTGCGACCTGCAAGCGATAGGCAAGCAGGCGCACCAGCAGCCAGCGCGGCAGATGGGCGGGCGCGGCCCCGCCCAGGTGGTTTCGCCATTGGAGGCGGAGCTGATCGGCGTCGCGATCGCCAAGGCTGCTGATTGCGACGTCCAGAGTCCCTGCCCCGCCTTGGGGAGGGCCGATGGGCGCCATTGCGTCCCATGCCCTCCGCACTCCTTTTCGCGGCCATCACGCCGCTTTGCGCGCTTGAGCTGCGGTGGCTGCCCCTGCCCTCTTCGAGCGGCGCGGAGGCGCTGAGACGGCATTGTCCGGGACCGCGATCCCGGGGTCTCCTATCGTGTCTCCAGCGCTCGCATCTCCTGCGACGCGGTAGATCGAGCCCCGCTCTTTGTCGGATCGGTCGATCCCTAGGACACACCCACGCTTTCGCAGGCCCGTCAGCGCCGCGCGAGTCGTGTGCGGCAGCCAGCCGGTTGCCGCGATCATCTCGGCCAGCGTGGCGCCCTCATTGCGTCGAAGAAGGCCGAGCACTTTGGCGATCTTCGTTCCCTCGCGGGGCGGGTTTGCGTCAGCTGCGGTCGTGGCCGCAGGAGTCGCAGCCACGGAGATCCGGACCGCCGGAATCGTGCCCGGGGCGACAACCGGATCCTCCGCCAAGTTGCTGGCGGCCGGTGTTTCATCTGTGGCCGCAACCTGGCGCGGGCTGCCGCTTTCGGCGGAAGCTTCCCTAAGCCCTGCCGCCGTCAGCTTGAGCGAATAGGACCGCCCGGCTTCCTCGTCGCGGCGCCAGACAGGGGCGCCCGCCTTCGCAAGGACCTCTTTCACGAGGCCTTCCGCCGACAACTTTGCGAAGACCTTCTGGGCAGCGCTTCCTCTGAGATTCTTCTGCAAAGTAAGGCAGCGATCGTCTCGCAGCGACGCTACGGTCAGCATCGCCAGCTGTGCATCCGTAAGTTTGATCGACATCGTATTCACCCTTCTCGCTGTTGGCGCCCGGTCATTCCAGGCACCTCACTGAGGCGAGCCTCGGATCGGAGCGATCAACGAGGCGACGGGTCTTTTCGGGCGGACGTTCTCAACCGTCCGGCAACACACCAATGCTCCGTTTCCAGCGGAAGGCCAGTCCTTCTTGGCGCCGAATGACGAATTAGCGACAATCTCAACCGAGGAACTGCTTCAGCGCGCATTTTTATCGGAGCGTTGGGACCGAGAAATCAACCGAGCTTAAGAACGTGGTGCGACGATTTCCTCATCGAGGTCGTTGCCGATGGAACAACGACGCAACAGGGCACTCTGAGGCCCTTTGGTGCACATGCGCGTCATTCGCGGAGCGAGAGACCAGTCCGAAAAGCGATCCTTCATCTGCTTGACCGGGACCAGCCGATCTGCCTTGGAGTGAACTAACCGATTGCTTCGATCTTAGCGACGTAGCCGCTTCTTTATGTGC